GCTGCCCGCTCGACCGGGTTTCCATTTGCCAGTGGCGCACATCCCGGTTCATCTGTCCTTCTGCTAATTGGATAAAAACCGGAATTACAGATGTCAGGTCGTCGCGGTTCAGAAAATCCGCGATGGTGGTCTGGAGGTTTGCGTAATTTGTAATCGCCATTCTACATTCCTAACACGCCGTTATATTCCGGCTGATTTTGCTCTGTATCTTCTTGACCTGCAAGTAATCCTGTGCCGGGGATTGCTGACGCGGGAGCCATTGAGTAAAGCGACTCGCCGTTCTTTTTGAGCCACGCTCTTGCCTTGTCTCCGAGCCTTACAGCCCAGCCTTGGCGCATTCTTCCTTCGCCATCGTCAATGGCAATCTTCTGTACTTTCGTGCCGTCATTGAACTTGTTTGCCAATGCTCGTGCGTGTCCGGGCCATTTTTCGTCATACGATTTTTTGTAGAGATCCGCAAAATCTTTGTCCCAGCGATTTGCCTGCTCGTTCCCTGAGAACCATGCGAATACTTCATCGTTCTGTGCTGCCGCCTTTACTGCTGCGCGATTGAACGCAGTCTTGATCCATCTGTCGTCCTTCAAGATCGCATCTGGTCGTGATTCGTATGCAATGTTTTTTTCGCGGCGGGCATTACCTGCCTTCATTAACGGATCTCTAATATCCTTGAATATCGGATGTCTTAGGATCTCAATAACCTTGTCTTTTTGCTTGTTCAGATTTGTATTTGCTTGGTTTGTTGAATTCCCCGAAATGGAATCCATTACATTGTCCCAGAACCTCATGTGAGAAATGTCAAGATTGTAGCCTCCGGGCGCAGCGCGGCGAATTACATCTTCAAGTTCTTGTAGCTTCTTCCTCCCGCCCGGCCAAAGATTTTCAAAATACTGTGCAGATGGGCCTTCTGGGTGCGCTCTTGTTATCGCTTTATTTTCGCTTTCAATAGACCGCAGATAGCCACGCAAATATTCAGTAGCGTCTTGATTTGCAGCATTTGCCGCCCTGTTGGTGTCTTCCTTTAGGTTTTTCCACTGGCTTTCGTCAAGCGTGTCGTAGCCGTATCTGCGGCCAATCTGGTGAAGGTCAGACTGAAACTCCTGCGTGACTTGCACACCGTCCATTGCGTCAGCAATAGACCGTTCTGAGTCGCCTCCCCACCTTTCTCTGCGAGCAATATTTGCCTCTTCAGCAGCCTCTTCCCAGTCAACGAAATCGCCCTTACCTTCTTTTGGAACGTAAACGGTGTTCTGCGTGTATCTCTGGTGGAAGATCACATGGTCAGGCTGTATTTCGCCGTAATGCGTTCTGCCGGTGTCTGGGCGGTTAGCGGTAAGTGCTGGCTTTGAAATCAGAAGTTCTTCTTCATAAGTAGCCATGTCTGGATCGCCAATAACATAATCATGCCAAGATGTTTGTTGGCCGTCAGGCACAAGAATTTCGTTCTCTAGGGCATGCTCTCTGGCTCTAATCTCAGCCTCCTCTAGACTGTAGGCATCGCCAGCATATTCCCCGTTTGGATCTCTGACCCAGTAATTCCCGTAATCTTCATTGCCAACAATGGAATATCCAAGATTATTGGTGTATTCCATTGTTGGGCTGTTTTGGTATCTTCTTTCTGCTGCCAATTCAATGGCGTTATCAATCTCATCTCTAAGATCTTTTGGAACCGAATCAAGGTTGTAATCGTATTCTTCAAGAACCCTTTGCAGTTCTCTTGCTGTCGGAAATTCAACCGGCTTAATTCCGGAGAACTCCCACGCACTGAAGATTTCATCAACATTGTTTTCTAAGTCATCAATGATGGATTCCATCTGGGATTCATTTTCACCGGATTCGTACATATCCAATGCGCGATTCTCAGTAAACGTGGTTTGCCGATAAATCTCATCGTCATCCAAGTTTTCGCCATATACGCGACGTTCTAACCACATTTGCGGGCGATTTTCTCTGACAAATCCCAGCAGTCCTTGCTTGGTGACTCGCTCGCCTGCCTGATTCTTCTCGACAATAAAGTCCAGCAAGCCAGTTTCTTTGATTTCTTGGTCAGAAACGCCCTTGTTCCGCAGGGTTTGTAGGGCTTGATTTGGCGTCATTTTTTCCTGACGCATCTTGGAGATTTCGTTTTCGAGCGGGCTGTACAGCTTGGACCATTCCTGCTCACCACGCATTTGGCCGCGATTTTGAGCAAGCGGACTTGGATCTGGATAACGCAAACGACCGCCAACCTGATCCACAAATGATCCGGGATCTACGTCTGGAATGTCTCTTGGTGGTCTTGGTGGCCCTACCTGAGCGCGGGCTTTCTCGATCTCACGGACTCTTGCTGCATTAGGATCAAGCGGTCCAACCACCTGCTCCAATGCGCCAGTAGGCTTACCAGATGCGCCTTTTGCTGGACCCCATTCGCCTGCTCCAGTCGGCCACAGTGAGAGTTCCTGCTGGTTCGTCATCTTTGACATGCCGCCGCCAAACAGTCCGGGAACACCTGTGCGGTACTCCATAACTGTGTTCAGCAGGCTGGTGTATTCGGCATATTCCTGCTCGTTCAATACTTCTGATGGAACGGCTTCTCCTGCGCTGCGTTCGCCATAAAGAGCAACGCCTCTACGGCGCACTTCTTCCTTTATTTCATTAAGCCTTGCGCGTGCTGCATCTCGCTCTGATTGTGATACTGCCATTGACGGCAGGCCACGCTGTTCTTGTAGGGCAAGGATGTTTTGGCCTAATGGAGAGCGTTCTACAGCTTCTGCTGCAACATTTGCAGCGGCACGACCGGCACGAGTCGCTGTAGGAATAGCAGCAGCCTCTGCGAGACCGAGCGGAGCGCCCATTTCGCGAGCCATCATGCGATCTTGCTGCGACATATCGCCAAAGCTGAATGGCTGGGTTTGTGCCGAAAGCTCTTCGTATCCTTCGCGTAATAAACCGATTGGCTGCGCTTGCTTTGCTTCCGTGAAGCCTCGGCCAAATGCTTCCATTCTGCCTTCGCCCGGACGACGCAATCCTGCCTCTGGGCCGAATGCCGTGTATGCCCCTGCAACTGCGGCAGGAACATCAGCGACAGCGCCTCTTAGTGCGAGCAGGCTTCCTTCGCCCATATTCGCCCAAGTCTCGCCAAGATTACGAGCGTATTCAGGAACTGAGCGTTGTACTGGCTGAAGGTTGCCCCACGAAATTGCTTCTGGGTCTTCTGAGGCGTAATCCATAACGCCAGTCGGCTTTTTGTTCTGGTTGTTTAACCCTAGAAGCCCAGTAATTTTATCCCAGAACAATTCCGCCATTACGCTATTCCTCGGAGGTTCCTCCGTATCGGTTCGCCCCAGTTGGTCTGGGCGGGTCTGTAGCCAACCGCCAAATATCGGAACGCATCTGCTCCATGTGATGCCCAGTCGTGAGCGGGTCGGCTACGCCATACTTTTCCATTATCGTCGTATTCTCGGTGGTATTGGCGTAGTGCGTCAATGCCTCTGTCGCAACGCTCTGCGTCGAACCAGCAGTTCTTCAACATCGAGCGGACAGCCTGAATGCCGTCGTCCACCATTAGCTGTGGAGCAATCGTTACCGGGCTGACGCCGAGCGCGTCTAGCGTCTCCAGTCGAGACTTGCCGGACCCTAGTTCTTTCACCCGAACGTCATGCGGCAGGATGTGTTCCCGGTATGCGTAACCCTTTTCCTGTAGGACGCGAGCGTAATGGTCGAGACCCACTCCGCTGGATTCGTAATAGTCGATGATTCTGACTTCAGGACCGATGAACTGGGCGAACCAGATGGCAGTGCTGTCTCCGATGCCCAAGTCCCATGCAGTAATCACGCCGGTTGAAGTTTCGTAGTTGACCACATCAATCCGGCCTTGGTCCTTGGCCTCCCGCATTTCTGTGGCGTAGTACGCACCTTCAGCATGGACGAGGAAGTCGCCTTCCCAGACGTGATCGTAGATGTCCGGGCGTTTTTCTTTGTCCTGTGTGCGCTCCTGCTCCAGTACGTCTGGGAACCACGGATTGTCCTGCCAGTTCATTTCCACGATTACGGAGTTGTCTGGAGGGTCGTCACGGAAGCGTTTGTGTGTCGCAGACTCTTTGGATTCAGGATTCCACGTCACCCAGATTTCTGAGTCATGCTCACGAACAGTCGGGATCAGCTTTCTCCATGCTGTTTCCGATACTGTTTCGGCTTCGTCAATCCACGCCAGAATCAGTTTGGCTTTGGACTTCAATGCGTCGAGTGATCTGCGGAGACCGGCAAAGACGTAGGTGATCCGGCCATCCTTGGAGCGGATGTACTTCTCACCGATCTCGTAATAGTCCTCCAGCCACGGCACTGAGCGGATCGCAGACTTCACTTCTTCCAGTGAGGAATCGTCTAGCGAGTTCATAAACTCACGGCCACAGAGGATCTGGCCTGTTCCGCCTGACTCTCCAACCCGATAGCCATGAACGGCTGTCATCAGGGCGAAGGTTCGTGTCTTTGCGCTGCCTCGGCCTCCATACGCTCCACGGTAGCGGAGGTTTGGTGTATTGAAGACCGGAATAAGTTTAGGAGGGATTTTTAGCTGGGCTTTCATCCTATTACGGAGCCACCAGTTCGATAACTGTAGGACGCATGGTTCCGTCGCTGCTGGACAGATCCATTTCTTGTTTGTCGCTGTAGTTGTGCTTCGTCAGGATCAACTTGGTGATCGTTGAGTTGTACTCTCCCTTCAGCCCTTTGTTAATAAGGGCTTCAGCCTGATGGGCAAGGATGTTTTCTAAAATGTCCGAAAACGCTTCCTTTTCAGGTTGTTTTGCCCAGTCGTAAATAGTTGACCGTTTTACTCCGATATACAGAGCCAGCCCT